GTAATCCATCCAGTGAATTGTTTGTCATCACTGAAACACTTGGGGAAGTATCGTTTCTGTGCCATGTCAGACCACTCTGATTTTAGAGATCCAGTCATACGGGGCTTCCTGCACAAAGAGTGGTTCATGGCTAAGTTTAGCCTGTAGCTGCAACAACTCTGCAAGTGACTTCAGTTTCTTTCCACCGTAGGTTACCCAGAACCCTGGGTTCTCTAGGTGCGGGACATACATGGCATGACCCAGATAGAAACATGGTTGCAGGGTTTTTTTTCTACTTTGTTTAGGTGCGGTCATCCTAGTTTCTCCAGTGCGTCACTTACGGATTGAATGGCAAGAGCCAAGGTATCGGCCTCTTGTGATGGGGTTACCGGCTGGATCTTGAGAATGTAGTACGCACTCTCCATAGCACTCAGAGCCTTCTGCATCGCAGGCTTGCAGTCATCTTGACCCATAGACCTACCACTGTGAAAGGCGTGTCCCAGCTCGCTCCTGCAATCCTGGTAAGCCTGGTGATACACAGCTTTACCAAACTCTAGTACACGCTGTTCTACCTCTCTCTGGGGCTGCTTGACAGACCTCCAGTACTGCATCAACTCAAAATCATTCATCTGATCACCTTTTCTATTAGATTACGCGACAGGGGTTTCTGACCTAACAACCAGGACTGGAACCTACCCATGTCCCACGTGATAATACGGAACCTATTAGGTGGAATATATCCTGTGCTGATCTGGGACTTATCCCAATCCTTGACTATCTTACCGTTGATTATCATTCTTCCTCCCTGTTCATTATGAACAGCATACAACCTAGTGCTGCCATAAGACAGGAACCCATTAACATAGGTTCACCTACCACTGCACCTATAAGTCCACCACAGAAGGTAGCTATAAAGATCACTTGGAACATCAAGTTAACCATACGATTACTCCAGATATAGATGGGGGACTCACAATCCCCCGGTAAGATTAGATAGCGTACTGGGAACGATCAGCACCGTTGATCCATTTCGGGGTCTTACCCCTACCTGACCATGTGGCGCCACTAGCAGGGTCTCGATACTTAGCCGGGATCTTCCCCCCAGGTTTGGGTCCAGCTTTCAACTTGGGGGACTTGTCGAGTCCCAGATCCTTAGCCGTGATCCCGTAGCTGGTGATCATTGCACGGGCTGCGTCGATAGCTTGTTGCTTTTCCTCACGCTTTACACGTTCCGCCTGGGCCTGCAAGTCTGCAATTTTGGCTTGGATTTCTTCGTAAAACATAGTCAACACTCCAAAGATGCCCCGAAAGGGGCGATAGATGCCTCTCAGTGAGGCGAAAAGGGATCGGTTGACCCTACCCTACACGGTAGGGGTCAGAATCGTTTGTAGTCCCGTTTATGCGGGTTCGATGGTGTTGCCAGATTCTCGGGGTTCCCACACGGATACGATGATTCGCTCCCGAGTGTCGCTGTACACAACGATGGGGGATTCCAGCACGATATGGTGTTTGTAGGATTGGTTCATCGTGTGAGGTCTAGCGTATTCCACGGTCCCAACGTATGGTTGGCCGTGATAAACACCGCGCACACGTTCGCCCACGGCATAGCATCGTTCGTTCGTATTCATTGTCCATCCTCAATGGTTATTGGTACGTTTGCGAGAACACGGGTCTCCCCGTTTTTCATGAGTCCGACGATCATCAGACCGTCAGGGGTCCTGGTGATCTGCCACGCCACGGGATCGCCGTCCAGTAGCAGATCTAACAGCTCATCTACGCTGGGGTTCACAGGTAACCCAGGGAGTGGCCGTCTTCGTCGTGCACTGCCACGACCCAGTAGCGTCCCCATTGTTTGATGGTGTAGGTCCAACCATCGTCAAACTTGACGTTATCTTCGACGATAGATTCTGCGCGTTCGCGGGAGAATAAATGGGTCATGATTTACTCCGATAAGATAAGGTCGTGTAGGGATTATCAGGTAGATAACCCCTACTGTCAATAGGTCACGCAGCTAGTGCGATTCTGATGACCTTGTCCATCTTCCGACCATGTGCAGGGTATGCCACGACAGAGACAGACTTGTCATAACAGGCACGACAGCCAGAGCACTTCCCGCCATGTTGATAGGCTTCGCAAAGTTTGGTCCCGGCCGGTGCAGACTCTGGATCAGGCACGATCACGGACCCATGTCGTGAATCGTACTCACCAAACACACTGTCGGAAGAGAACCTAACCATGACGTTAGGCAATGCTTGCATGGCCGCAAGTACCGGCTGGAATTTCTTGAATTTCATCATCCGGGTTGGCAACCAGTGAGAGACCCAAGGCGTGGATTCCATCACTGCGAGGATCTTACGGGCCAGTTTGAGATCGTAGACGTCGCCACTGTCAAACCAGCGGAAATATCTATCCTTGTTCAAGCTTGCGACCATATCGGAAACCCAGTCAGACCGTTTCCAATCCTCCCGGTTGTGCAAACGAGGTTCTTTCACATTTGCAAAAACGTAATTACCTGTCGTGGCGTAACAGCCACTGCACGCTGCGACAAGCTCGCCGTCCGGTCCGATAGAACCCGGACAGGTTTCCAGAGCTTGCAGACTCCATGATCGAATGCCGTCCAGTTTGCTGGTTACAGAGATCCGGATGGATGATGCGATTACTGTCAGTTTAGGTTTGGCCATGTTGCCCTCTTGATATGATTAGACGTGATACCGGACAGTGTCCGACAGTACCTACCCTTTCAGATAGGTACTAGCTGAGACTGTCTTAACAGATGAAGTCTGGATGATCGTTAAGCTTCAGAATATCAGCATACTCACGCAGAGCTTTAATGCTCTTGTTCGTCCGTGCCGAACGGATCAGCGCCGACAATGACCGTGCCGCAGTGTCACGCATCCCAAGTTTGTGATACTGGATGACCATCACAATTTGACGCATTTCGCTCTTGTTCATATCGTTCCCCTTGATAAGATAATCTGTCTCGATCTAAGACAGTGAGATCATAATATCCTATCGATTATGATCTGTCAACCGATTATCTCTTTTTTTTTATAGGTACTTTCCCTAGTGTACAGATGTACAGTGCTGTACCTGTCTGTACCTGTATCTACCTGTACAGTGTCTCTATATATATATAGGTGCTAAGTGTCTACTGTTGTCCGACCATCAGGTAGGGAAGTGATCAAGTGATCACCACAATCCCTGTTCTATCGTGTTGGGGTTCCCGATAGCCTGGGACTATGGGCCTCCCCTCCCTCCCCTCTCCCGCATCCACGCTCGCATCTAGCCCGATCCACGCCTACGCTTGCACCAGCTACCCGGCTTGGTCTGGGATCCGACCACCGATCACGTGCTATCCTCCGAGCATCCCGTGGCGCCAGGCGGTGGGACATGACCCCCGTGTGTACGTGCACCCAACGCTTCTCCCCCCATAGAAAAATCCATGTCATTTAATCTAGATCAGTTCTACAAGTTCTGTAGTGAGTTAAAAATTGAGACTAAGGAACATGGTCTCAAGAAGATGGATAGATTATTAGGTACTCAGACATATATTATGGATGAGATAGCTAAAGGTCTACAGGATGATATTCATTTCTTTGTGATATTAAAGGGTAGACAGTTAGGGATAACTACTATCTCTTTAGCATTAGATCTTTACTGGCATTTTGTACATCCTGGATTACAGGGTACATTAACGACAGACACAGAAGAAAACAGGGATATGTTCCGTAGTACCTTGTCTATGTATATAGATGGGTTGCCTAGAGAATATAAAGTACCTGTTATTGCTCACAACAGAAATCACATCTCGTTGAAGAACCGCAGTCGGTTGTTTTACCAGGTGGCTGGATTGCGTTCCAAGGGGTCTCTAGGGCGCGGTAAGGCGATAACGTACTTGCATGGTACTGAGACATCCAGTTGGGGCGATGAGGAGGGCCTAGCGTCTCTCTTGGCTTCTCTTGCCGAGACCAATCCTCAGCGGTTGTATTTGTTTGAGAGTACTGCTCGTGGGTTTAATATGTTCCACGATATGTATGTCACTGCTAAAAAGGCTAGAACACAGAGGGCTATATTCTGTGGCTGGTGGAGAAATGAACTTTATTCTGTAGAAGCAGAGACGAATGTTTATAAGGTTTATTGGGATGGTAAGTTAACAGGGGAAGAGAAAGAGTGGGTGAAGGACATCAAGAAGTTGTACGGGGTGGAGATCAACAGCAGGCAGATGGCGTGGTGGAGATGGAAACTGCACGAGGGGATCAAGGACGATGCGCTGATGTACCAGGAGTTTCCTCCTACGGAAGACTACGCATTCGTGATGACTGGTACGAGCTTCTTCTCAAACTCCCGGTGTACTGACGCTGCCAAGAAGTCTCGGCAACTACATCCGGAATGTTTCCGCTACGCTTTCGGTGCAATGTTCCAAGACACAGATGTCTTGAAGTCAACGGAGAAGTTGGGGACCTTGAAGGTTTGGGAGCAGCCTATTGACACGGCCTATTACGTCATTGGCGCTGACCCTGCGTATGGATCATCTGATTGGGCAGACCGCTTTTCTATCCAAGTGTTCCGGGTCTATGCCAACGGGATGGAGCAAGTTGCGGAGTTTGCGACCAGTGAGATGAACACCTATCAGTTTGCGTGGGTTATTGCCCACCTTGCCGGTGCGTACAAGAACTCGACTCTCAACTTGGAAGTCAATGGTCCTGGTCAGGCGGTGATCAACGAGATGCGTAACCTCAAGCGTCTGGCTGCCTCACAGGGGACTGCCGGTCACGGCATCATGGATGTGCTGGGTTCTATGCAGAACTACATCTGGCGCCGTAACGACACGATGTCCGGGCTATCCAACTCTATTGGTTTTCTGACCACGAGTCAGACCAAGGAACGGATGCTGACCTACATGAAGGATTACTTTGAGCGTGGCTTGATGGAGATCAAGTCTATGGACTTGCTAGACGAGATGAAGGGCATTGTCCGTGAGGGCGGGTTTATCGGTGCGCCTGGGCGCGGCAAGGATGATAGAGTTATTGCCAGTGCGCTCGCTGCTGTTGCCTACGCCGAGCAGGTTCAACCTCGATTGATTGCCATGAGACTTACGAAAGAAATCTCTCATGCTCAAGAGAACCAAACGCCAGAGCAGATCGCTGCTGGACGTAACGTATCCAACTATCTCAAGAAAATCGGGATGTACGGTGGCTCTACACACTGAACTCACAATCGTATCTGTCCACGGCCACACTGACGGTGCTGCCGCTATCCCCAGCCTCGTAGAGAGCCTGTCCCAATTGCCGGGTAGCAGAGGTCTACTCATTTCCTTGGAAAGACCTCCTTCCTTGCCAGACCATATCTGTTGGAAACAAACAGCACCTCTGGATTACTTCCAGTACTCGATGTTCTGTATGTACTGCCTGCACTCGTACATCGAGACGGAGTACTGCCTGGTCGTGCAAGACGATGGCTGGTGTCTCAATGGGGACAACTTCACGGGTGAGTATTACGAGTATGACTATGTGGGCGCACCTACTCACATGGGCATCCTGGGAGACCAGGCTATGTTCCGCTTCTCGTGGACCCAGGTGAAAGACCCCATCGTTGTCCAAAACGGTGGCTTCTCCTTGCGTAGTCGCAAGTTCTTGGAAGCCCCTGCCAAACACGGCATCGTTCACAAACTCTATGGTCAGCAGCCGTTCATCAACGAAGATGTCCAGCTCTCAGGCTTGCTGCGACCTCAACTAGAATCTGTCGGTGTGCGGTTTGCACCTCTGAACATTGCCAAACACTTCTCGATTGAGTACATGGGTCCAGGCCTACACGATGATATTGACCTAGAGCGTCTGGTCGGTCATCACGCACCCAGCAGAAAATTGGTAGGTCACAAATCCATCGTCATCAAAAGCACGGTAGAAGAGTGCGATAACGTCTTTGGGGAACTCGACTTCCTGATGTTCTTGCAAGACAAGGGCTACAAGTTTGAATACCGTATTTCCTAAACAAGAACTCAAGATTCTGGTTGGCAAACTCCTGCGAGACAAAGAACGTGGGATCTCCATCCAGAAGTTTGCTGATCTCTGCGGTATCTCCAAAGACCTCTTGCATGACGTTTTCATCTACGAGATCACACCCATGTCCGAGACCACCCAGCGCCGGGTGTCTGC